AAAGAGACTGATTGGGAGGTCGTGACTCTCGATAGATTGGACTACAGCGGAAACCTTAACCGCCTCCACGACTCACTACAGGAGTTCGACGCAGAGACTCGTAAGAGAGTAAAGGTAGTCTTTCACGACCTAAAGGCGGACATGAATCCGCTCGTTCGAGCCGAAGTAGGGCGCGTGGACTACATTGCCCATCTTGCTGCTGGATCTCACGTGGATCGTTCGATAGATTATCCTATGGAATTTGTCCTTGACAATGTTGTAGGAACCTGCAATATTCTCGAATTCGCAAGGTCACAGAAGGATCATCTTGCTCGCTTTATCTACTTTAGTACGGATGAGGTCTTTGGACCAGCACCCGATGGTATTAAGTATAAAGAGAACGATCGTTACAACTCAACGAATCCTTACAGTGCGTCAAAAGCCGGTGGTGAAGAACTCGCTGTAGCCTACGAGAACACATACGGTCTTCCTATCTATATCACACATACGATGAACGTGTTTGGCCAGAGACAGCATCCTGAGAAGTACATTCCCATGTGTATTAAGAGAGCGAGGGATGGAGAAAGGATCACCATTCACAGCGATAGAACAAAGACGATCGCCGGATCTCGTCACTATATACACGCAGAGGACGTAGCAGACGCAGTTCTATTCCTACTCAATAACGAGTTTGATCTAAAGAGCGAGTGGGGTGGAGCTAAGTGCCCAAAGTTCAATATCGTTGGAGCAGAAGAGATCGACAACTACGAGCTCGCAAAGATCATCGCTGATGCGCAGGGTAAGGAATTGGTCTACGAGTTTGTTGATTTTCACTCGAGCCGACCAGGACACGATCTTCGTTATGCGTTGGATGGAAATAAGATGAAGGAACTTGGTTGGGAACCATCAAAGTCCGTTCGTGAAAGAATTGCAGAAGTTGTAAACTGGACTCTCGAGAACGATAGATGGCTCGTGTCTTAACGCATTAAAATATTACCGACTCTATATGAAAGTTGAGGACTTATTTTTTTTATAAATAAGGTAAACAACAGTTAGAGCTCGGTTAGTATGCCTACGCAAGCAAACTTATATGTAGATCATGGAACAGATTTTGGAATAAATCTAGAATTAACTGCTGAAGTTAATCAAGGTGATGTGTTTGTTATAAACGACAAATCTTTCTTCTGCAATATCAGAAAGCATTATTCTACGAGTATCGTGGCAAATGCTGAGATAACGATATTAGAATCGGCAACGAACTCTATAGAATTCTTTTTATCCGGCGAGTCGACTAGCAACCTGGATACTGGAAATTATGTTTATGATGTTATGATGGTAAGTCCATCTGGTGCAAGAACAAAAATTCTTGAAGGTCTATTAAAGATAGTTCCAACGGTAACAGAAACATGATCACGAACAGAGAAGACATAAAGATTTTTGTAAACCAAAAGACCGGTATTGTTACCAGGTCTATATTTGATCTCGCGGACGTGAATTTAATAGGCATAGCAAACAATGAAGTATTAGTTTACGATGGTGCTTCAGGAAAAATAGTTCCTTCGGATATATCCACAATTCTGTCTGTCGGTTTAGAACAAGTTGATGGCGGTGTATTTTAATTTATAAATATCAGAGTATTTAAAAACTTCGAGGTATAAGAACAGTGGCTACAATAAAGCACAAAAGATCTAGTGAACCAGGTAGAGTTCCTACGCTAAATCAACTCGAGTTTGGTGAACTTGCGATCAATACCTATGACGGTAATATCTACACCAAGATAGAGCGCGAAGGTGTAGCTGAAATAGTAAAGTACACCTCGACAAATCCAGTCGAAAACGTGTACTATGTTCAAAAGAACGGAAGCGACGCGAATAATGTAACTGGTACGACTTGGGATGACGCATTTCTTACGGTAGAAAGAGCTATTGAAGCTGCTAACGAAAGAGACGGAGCTTTAACTCTCATTGACGTTGGTCCAGGCGAGTACATAACTCAAGGTCATATCGACGTTCCTGATAACTGCTTACTACGCACCGTTCACAGGGCTGCTATTTTTAAGCCAGCATCAGGATACGAAGAAAGAAACGTTCTCAGATTAGGATCTGGTTGTTTCATTGAAGGATTCGTCTTTGAAGGTTGGAGACTCAACAGCCTCGACAACCCAACTGAAGGATTTGCAGTATCATTTAGACCAGGTGCGGTCATTCGTAGAGCTCCATACGTCCATAAGTGCGTGGTTAGAACCACACCTTTCTGGGATACTGTAGCACCACCGTTGGATAGAGATAACGCTAACCCGCTCGTTGGAAGAGGAGCTGGAGTTATCCTAGCTGACGGTTCGGTTTGTTCTCAGTACAGCATATATCCAAACATCATGGCATGGGGTGCAACACCAGTTTCTCACAACGGTATTGGATACTGTGCTAAAAATGGCGCGCTAATTAACGCGGTAAACGCGATTAGTCTCTGGGCTCATAAACATTTTCTCGCTCTTGCTGGCGGACAGATCATTCTGTCTGCGTGCTCCACGCAGTTTGGTGATTATACGATGGTCGCAAGCGGAACTAGAAATATTGTAGTTCCAACTGAAGTAGCTGATGGAACTCTATCGATACAGACCGCTGCGTATCAAGCTATCGACGCTTCGGCTAATACTATCATTGATGCGATGTGGACAGATCTACAGTCAAACGGGTACACTACTGGGTGGAACGCAGAAGATGAAGTATTTACAAGAAGAGACGCGAGAAACGTTCTTCAATCTGTAGAGTGGGTTCTACAAACAGCAAACGAAAAGCCTATGCTCGACTTTGCTAAAGGATTATTTACAACAACTGGAACGAAAGCATATTCTATCGATAAAGAACCAGCATTCATACGTTCGTTTCAGTTCATGAGAGATGCAATCATCGCACTTCCTAATGTGAATTCTACTGCGGATGGTATTGTTTCAGCATTGTTCGCAGCATTAATTAATACGATTCAAAATACCGTTACAATCGCAGAACCTTCTACGATTACTGCGATAGGTCATACGTGGTCTGCTCTTATGTCCGGTGTTGCTTTGACTAAGATACCACCAGCAAGAAACGCAACTACGATAGAAGAAAGCATATTAGAATTAAATAACGGTCAAGTTATTGCATCGGGGCAAGACGACCAGGGTTCAGCATTGTTCGTTGGAGGAATGAGAATCGACGCAGACACTGGAGAGCTATCGGGCCCGCCATTCGATCAAGCAGTAAATAGAATTGCCACAAGAGCAGCAATCGCAAGGAGTTTTTAAATAATGGCACGCATTACATGTAGAACACCGTCTACAGGAAAACCATTAAGAATTATTCAGAGTAACGTATCAAATACGTATATAACGATAGCCGAAGCACCCGACTTTTCAGTTCCAGACGCTTCGAGTAAGTTTCCTGACCGCGACCCAACGAATGCAACACGAGCAATACGCCCAGGAGAAATATTTTTCTTAACGCCAATGGCCGCAAAAAATAAAGACACCGAGGACAGATGGATCGAAACCATTCTTGTCACCGAGGATGACGAAACAATAGAAGTTGCAACGGTTACGGTTCCAGCTGGTGATACCGCTCTTATTCCACTACAAGGTAGAAGCCTACTTAAAAGGACGGCAAACAACTCATCTGGTGATACACTGCAGATAAGAGCAGAGATCTCAGGCGTATTCGATATATGGATATCTGCAGAAGAAAAACTATCAAACGAACACGTTGGGGTTGAATAAAAATGGTAAAATTAGTATCCGATTATACCGTATCTAATAGGATAGTAAAAACTCCTTCTACTGAAGTGTCTCCTGAAAGATATAGGTACGTTAATTTAGCTGAAACGGAGCCGGATCTTGGTGTTCCTCAGGCAAACGGATATATTCTTACATCGAATACTATTGGAACCAGAGCTTGGATAGACGGTTCTACAATATTTGGGCAACAGGGTATTCAGGGTATACAGGGTATTCAAGGAAGCTTTGGTCAGCAAGGTATACAAGGTCTTCAGGGTACAAAGGGAGATCCATTTAAGGTTCTTGGATCCGTTCCTGACGTAAATGTGAATCCACCAAACAATCCTCAGACTACATTAAGCGCGGCCTTTCCAAGTCCATCTCTTGCAGATGGTGTTATTGATGAGGCGACATTTGATCTTTGGGTTTGGAATGGTACATCTTGGATAAACACAGGAGATATCGTTGGACCTCAGGGTATTCAAGGTATTCAGGGTCGTCAAGGTATCACCGGATCTCAAGGTGTACAAGGTATTCAGGGATCTCAGGGTGATCAGGGTATTCAAGGTACTACTGGTGACCAAGGTATTCAAGGTACTGGAGGACTCGGTACACAGGGTGTTCAGGGTATCACTGGATCTCAAGGTGTTCAGGGTATTACCGGCGAACAAGGTATACAAGGCACTCAAGGTGCTCAGGGCACTACTGGTGAACAAGGTATACAAGGTATTAGTGGTACTGGGAACCAAGGGCCACAGGGCACTCAAGGCACTACTGGTGAACAGGGTATACAAGGTGTTCAGGGCGTCCAGGGTATTCAGGGTACTTCAATCCAGGGTATCCAGGGTATCGCTGGATCTCAAGGCGTTCAAGGTATCCAAGGTATAGACGGTACACTAGGATCTCAAGGCGAGCAGGGTATCCAGGGTATTCAGGGTATCACTGGTTCGCAAGGTATACAAGGTATTCAGGGTACTGCTATTCAGGGCATTCAAGGTATCCAGGGTATCACTGGATCTCAAGGCGTTCAAGGTATCCAAGGTATAGACGGTACACTAGGATCTCAAGGCGAGCAGGGTATCCAGGGTATCACCGGATCTCAAGGTGTACAAGGTATCCAAGGTATAGACGGTACACTAGGATCTCAAGGTGTTCAAGGTATCCAAGGTATAGACGGTACACTAGGATCTCAAGGCGTTCAAGGTATTCAGGGTATTCAGGGTACTGCTATTCAAGGTATTCAGGGTATCCAGGGTATCCAGGGTATCGCTGGATCTCAAGGCGTTCAAGGTATTCAAGGTATAGACGGTACGCTTGGTTCTCAAGGCATTCAAGGTATCCAGGGTATCACTGGATCTCAAGGCGAGCAGGGTATCCAGGGTATCACTGGATCTCAAGGCGTTCAAGGCATTCAAGGTATCCAGGGTATCACTGGATCTCAAGGTGTTCAAGGTATTCAAGGAACCCAAGGTATCCAAGGTATTCAAGGTATTCAGGGTCGTCAAGGTATCACCGGATCTCAAGGCGTTCAAGGTATTCAAGGTATTCAAGGGCCGGCGTCTGCTTCTGCTTCAGCAACAGATCTTCAAGCAACAAATAATACTTCTACGAACGCAAGCTTCTACCCAGTCTTCGTTGCAAACGTTGGATCTGTTCAAACAGTCAATGCTGCCGATACAAAACTTTATTTCAATCCAAGTACCGGAACACTCAACGCGACAAACTTTAACTCTCTATCAGACATTACTTATAAAGAAAATATCGAAAAGATACCAAACAGTATAGAGATGCTAAATGCAATACAGACATATTCGTTCAACTGGAAAGATAATAAGAACAAGAGCTACGGGGTAATCGCGCAAGAGTTAGAAAAGGTTATGCCAGAACTCGTAGAAAAAAACGCTAACGGCGATAAGACAGTTTCTTATATGCCTTTGATCGCAATCGTTATTGAAGCAATAAAGAAGTTAGATGATAAGATCGAAGGTAAAATATAATGGCGCTTAACTTTTCAACATCTCAGAGTTTAGATCTAATACACCACCAAGATGGCACGTCCTATGAGTGGACCGGTTCAAAGTGGCGTAGAATCGATACTTTTGAAACGCGATATACAGACAAGCTCTGAGAGACGTTACAACTCAAGATGGATTTTCTTACACTGTTACTTGGCCTACGAAACCTTAACACTGTTCTAAACGTATAAATAATATTAAGAAAGATGATGATAATTTGAAGTGAGGTGAAACTATATAATGTCTTTTTTTGAAAACACCAAGAACGGAACAGAAGTAGAAAATATATACAATTACGAAAACGATCGTAGTTTTGCAAAAACAGTACTAGAGGATGGTGGAGACATACATCCTCTTATAATTCCATCAAATCTTACGAATGGTACAGGGTTGATGAATCCGTCTATATTGAATATAGACGGCAAACTCATTGTCAACATTCGTCACGTGAACTATACGTTCTATCACTCAGAGAGAAAACTATTTCAGCACCCTTGGGGTCCTCTTACTTATCTGCATCCTGAAAACGATATGCATTTAAGAACTGAAAACTATTACTGCGAACTAAACGATTCCTTTGAGATCTCTCGGTTTAATAAGATAGACACAAGTAAGTTTGACACATACTCACCTATGTGGGACTTCGTTGGTCTTGAGGATGCTCGTCTAATGCATTGGAATGGTAAGATCTTTACTTCTGGAGTTCGTAGAGATACGACGACGAACGGCCAGGGTAGAATGGAACTCTGTGAGATAGAAGTTCGTAACGACTCAGTAGTAGAAGTAGCGCGCTGGAGAATTCATCCACCGAAGGATAGAAATTCTTATTGCGAAAAGAACTGGATGCCGGTTCTAGATCAACCTTACACATACGTAAAGTGGTGTAACCCAGTTGAGATCGTAAAGGTTGACGAAACGCCGTTGGACGATAAAGTATTCGAGTCAAATTGGGTAGACTCAAAAACGATCCACCTCGGAGAACGTTTAAACTTTTCTCACAAGGATCCACGCGGTGGATCGCAACTCATACCTTTCGGAGATAACTATCTCGCGCTTACTCACGAGGTCGATCTATTTAAGAGCGAAGTTGGTAGAAAGGATGGGGTGTATCGTCATAGATTCGTTCTGTTCGATAAAGATTGGAACGTGCTAAAATCTTCAAAAGACTTTTCATTAATGAATGGACATACGGAATTTGCATGCGGTATGTGCCACTATAAAGATAAGATACTTATTACATTTGGATTTCAGGACAATGCTGCGTACATACTCGAAGTAAATCCTAAATCTATTGAAGACCTATTACTGTGAGAGGACGCATACATTATGAACAGAACTGAAATTATTCAAACTCTCATCGATAAGATAGATGCGAAGAGCTATCTTGAAATTGGAATTTCCGCTGGAGACAACTGGAAAAAGATACGCTGCGATCGCAAGTTGAGCGTAGATCCAGAACCTCTATCAAAGGCAGATCGCGTTCTTACTTCAGACGAGTTCTTTGAAAAGAACGAAGAAACGTTTGACGTCATATTCATAGACGGCCTTCATCACGCGGATCAAGTACACAGAGACATAAAGAACTCGCTAGATGTGTTAAACGATGGCGGTTACATCGTATGTCACGATTTAAATCCACAGAAGAAGGAACATCAGGTCATACCGTTTACTGGCGGTACTTGGAACGGAGACTGTTGGAGATCCTTCGTAAGCTTGCGTCGAGATCGAGAAGATCTAGAAATGTTTACTATTGACACCGACCACGGATGTGGCGTTATACGTAAGGGTACTCAAGAAACGTTGGATATACATCCTAGCACCGACGTAACATATGAAGACTTTGATAAGAATCGTAAAGAATGGTTAAACCTAATTAGCCCAGGTCAATTTAGAAAGATGTTTGGTATGAAAGATCTCAAGTCTATGATTAAGACATACATCATGGATCCTAGCAATCCCGAGAATAACTGGGACCTTGCTCTACACTACGATGGTCTAGGACAGACAGCATCAGCAGTTTCATTCTATATTCGCACGGCCGAAAGAACGAAAGACGATCTGCTAAAGTACGAGTGTTTAATTCGCGCGGCAATGTGTTTTGAAAAGCAAGGGACGCGCAGGTTTACCGTGAAGGGTATCATACAGCACGCGATCGCAACGAAGCCGCATCGCCCAGAAGGGTACTACCTCCTGAGCCGTTTACACGAAAACGATCCTGGAGATGGAAAGTGGTTCGATTCGTTTACGATGGCCTCTATCGGCTATTCATTTGCCGATGGCGAACTCGAACCTCTTAGAACTGAGATAGACTATCCTGGAAAATACGCGCTTCTTTTCCAAAAAGCTCATTCTGCATGGTGGTGTGGCCTCGGCGAAGATTCAAGAAGTATTCTAATGGATCTATATCAAAACTATGATCTAAATGAATACTATCGCAATGCAGTATACCAAAATCTCCTAAGACTCGGTGCGTTTTCTTCTAAGAGTCTTACTCTATACAAGAAAGAGAAACATAAAGATCTTGCAGTTCAATTCGATGGTTCTGAAAAAATTAGCCAAAATTATTCCGAGGCGTATCAGGATATGTTCGTTCTTACTCTGTTAAAAGGTAAGAGAAACGGATCGTATGTTGAGGTTGGATCTGGCCACCCAACTTATGGAAACAACACGTACCTCTTGGAAAAAGACTTTGGCTGGAACGGTGTATCGCTAGATATTAGTGAGGAGTTCGTAGCGGCGCATAATCAAGAAAGAAAGCATACTTGTGTACTTAAGGACGCAACGACTGTTAACTACGACAAGTTTTTAAACGGTCTTGGATTTGGTAAGGACATAGACTACCTTCAGATAGATTGCGATCCTCCTGAGATAAGCTTTAAGGTTCTTCTTTCGATACCATTCGACTCAAGAAGATTTGGTGTCATTACGTTTGAACACGATCACTACGCGGATCCAACCGGTGGATATAGAGAGAAGGCTAGAAAATACTTAGAGTCATACGGCTACGTTTTGTTCGCGAGTAATATTTCTCCAGATGAAGATAGACCATATGAAGATTGGTTCGTTCACCCAGATATGATAAATATTAATGAATTTAGTATTCTAATGGATCAAACTGATTCTACGAAAAAAGCTGAAGATTATATAATGGGTAAGATCAAGAATGGTGAAGCAGCTTAATAACTTTCCTACTGTATACTACCTTTCTCTAAAGGATTCAACAGGTAGACAGCGCGACATTGAGTCTCAGCTCTGTGCGCGCGGCGTAAACTTTCGTATGATAGAAGGATACGACGGCAGAAGAGTTGATATTCGCGATCAGCTAAACATATCTGGGCCGCACATAGGATCGAACCAAATTACGTCTGAAGTTCTTTCCGTTGCAGTATCTCACATAAATATGATACGCCAATGGTATAAAGACACAGACGAAGAGATTGGATTCTTTTGTGAGGACGATATCAATTTTTCTCTCGTTGATTATTGGAATTTTAACTTTCAAGATTTTATCTCAGAACTACCATCGGATTGGAAAGTAATTCAGCTATCTCTCATAAAAGAAACTCCTGTGAATTGGAGTGACATGAGAATGCGAAGAAAGAGATGGAACGATTGGTCGTGCTGTGCTTATATCGTTAATAGAAAGTATGCAAAGCAGATAGTAGAAGATTACTATGATGAAGAAAAGAATGAATTCACACTAGACATTAAGGGTACCGTTCATCACCCATTACCAGAAAACGTTGTGTATCCCTCAAATTATAAACAGTGTTATGTGTTTCCTTTCTTTACAGAAAACAGAGACCACGTTTCAACTCTTATGAGAGAAACGAATAAAGAAACGATAGATAACATTCAGAATCAAAGCAGTAATTTCATAACAAATTGGTGGAAAGAAAATGGCCACAAAGTTAACATAAAGGAGTTAGTAAGTATGATAGATAAAATACCAGTGATTGGAGCTCCAGTAGTAAATAGCACGTACTGGATATCCAGACTTATTATGAGTGTTGATTATCCAGTCGAGAACTTCGTCATTATTAATAACAACGGGCGCGGAGAGTTGGACGAAGAACTGGACCGTCTTGCGAAAATGAATCACAAGTTCATTGATAACATCAAGGTAGTTCATATGCCAGCAAACATTGGTTGCGCCGGTGCATGGAACCTTATCATTAAGTGTTACATGTTAGCACCGTACTGGATTATCGCGAACGACGATGTTGCATTTGGTCCTGGCCTCTTAAAAGAGATGGCAGATAATATAAACTCAGATCCAATGCTTGGTATGATTCATCCAAACGCTGGTGACTTTGGAATCGGCGCGTGGGACTTATTCCTCATTCGCGAAAACGTAGTAAAGATCTTTGGTCTGTTTGACGAAAACACGTATCCAGCATACTGCGAAGATGCAGACTATATCATGAGAATGCATCATAGACCAATTCGCAAGATCATTGGTCTAGAGTCTAAGTATATGCATGGCCACGGTGATAGTACGATGTATTATGAAACCGGCAGTCAGACAGAGAAAAATGAAGCTGGTTTGAAAGTAAAATTGGATCATGCAAACAACCTAAATATAGAGTATCTTAGCAAAAAGTGGGGAGCTGGCTGGAGAAAAATTTCTCCGAATAAGGATCCCTTTGCAGGACAAGAAACACCAATTTCAATCACAACATATGATCTCGAATTCGTGAGACAGAAACACCTGGGGTTTTGATATGAAGAACTGGATTGTAAATGAAGAAGAACACGTAGAACAAACCTACGTTCAGGATAAGATTGACGAAGGAAGAATTAGAATAAATCCTTCCTTACAAAAAAACAAGAGAGCATTCGTAATTGATAATTTCTATGAGGATCCATATGCAGTGCGAGAATTCGCATTACAGCAAGAATTCTTTGACGATCCTGGATACATAGGAAGAAGAACGCGAACTCAGCATCTCTTTCCTGGCCTAAAAGAAACTTTCGAAAGCATAATCGGAGAAAAGATAAGCGAGTGGGAAACCTACGGAATGAACGGAAGGTTTCAGCACAATTGGGCCGGAGAAAAATTAGTCTATCACTGCGATCAACAGAGATGGGCAGGCATGATTTATCTGTCTCCTGATGCACCACCTGAAACTGGAACAACGATGTATCGTCACAAAGAGACTAAAATACATCACAACACTCAGATTGATTGGAATTCCGGTCAAGGTATGAAGGTATTCAATCAAAAGACATTCCTTGATAGAACTCCATACGAACCGGTTGATGTGTTTGGAAATATATTCAATAGACTCGTGATTTTTGACGGCGGCTGTATTCACGCAGCATCTGAATACTTTGGTAGCGACATTAACGATTGCAGACTGTGGCAAATGTTCTTCTTTGACGGAGAAAAATCAAACATTCATCTTGGGAGTTAAAATGAAAATAGTTTTGGTTACTGGTGGTTTTGATCCAATTCATTCTGGTCATATCGCATACTTTAAGGAAGCAAAGAAACTTGGAGATATGTTAGTCGTTGGAGTAAACAGCAACGAGTGGCTTACTCGTAAAAAAGGACAACCCTTTATGGATGTCAACGAGAGAGTAGAGATAGTGAAGAACTTATCCATGGTGGACTCAGTGATCGTGTTTGATGATAGTGATGGAGGGGCATCTCAGGCGATCTATCACTGCCTTAACGCGTATCCAGACTCGGAAGTTATTTTCGCGAATGGTGGCGATAGAACAAACGATAATATCCCTGAGATGTCAATCCAAAACGAAAGACTATCCTTTGTGTTCGGCGTTGGTGGTACTCATAAGATGAACTCAAGCAGTAAGATTCTTACAGAGTGGAAGACACCAAAGACTGAGAGAAAATGGGGATACTATCGTATCCTCCATTCCGATGGACCTTCTACCAAAGTAAAGGAACTCGTAGTCGAACCAGGAAAGTCTCTTAGTCTACAAAGACACGAACTTCGTAGTGAGTACTGGATCGTAAGCTATGGTGTAGCAACTGTCAATCATGGAGACAGTATAGAAAACATTCAAACTTCAGTACTTGAAAAACACGAGGAGATTGATATTCCAGTCGGTACTTGGCATCAACTTGTAAATTACACGAGTGATGAGCTACGTATCGTAGAAGTACAATACGGTAAGAACTGCATTGAAGAGGATATTGAAAGAATCTAGATTCCACCACTGCAAGAATATTAATTCTTATTATATCAGCGCTACAAGAAATGTCAACAAAAAAATGATAGTTGCATGTTTTTATAAATAGAAATAAAAATAAAGGGTTTTCTTATGGCGTTACCAACTACAAGAGAAGAGTTCAAAGATTATGTTCTTCGCAAGATAGGAGCCCCGGTTATCCAGATCAACGTCTCGGAAGAACAAGTGGATGACCGTATCGATGAAGCTATATCTTTTTGGCGAGACTATCACTATGATGGGAGCCAGATGGTATATCTCAAGCACGCTCTAACTCAAGAAGAGATTGATGATGGGTACATAGAAGTACCAGACAGCCTTCTAGGTATCACTCGTATTTTTGATCTGAGTTCATCTATCTCTACCGGAACTGGTTTCTTTAACGTCCAGTATCAGTTCGTTCTCAACAACCTAGAGGACATTACTGGTTATAACATTCAACACTATTACATGGCACTGTCACATCTTCAGTTTCTACAAGAGATCCTTGTAGGTCGACCTCTTATAAGATACAATCGTCATATAAACCGTCTCTATCTTGATGTTACGAAATCAATTCTAAATCCTGGATCATACATTATCATCGAGGGATACGATATCATAGATGGTGAAACATACTCGGACGTGTGGCAGGATCGTTTTCTTCAGAACTATGCATCCGCTCTCATTCGTGAGCAGTGGGGTATGAATCTTACGAAGTTTACAAATATGCAACTCGTTGGCGGGGTTCAATTCAATGGAGAACAGATCCTCTCTGAAGCTAAGAACGATCGTAAAGAGATGGAAGACACCGCAAAGACGTCTCTTCAACCGCTCGTATATAACTGGATTGGATAAATGTTTATAGAAAACAAATATACTAGATGGTATTATTCTATAATCAATAATAGGATGAATAACCCGCACGATAAAGGGTCTTACACTGAAAGGCATCACATAATACCAAAATCGTTTGGCGGTCCTAATAAAAATGAAAACTTAGTAAGACTCAGCGCAAGAGAACATTTCTTAGTGCACTGGTTATTAACAAAAATGTGCAAATCTTTAGATCATAAAATAAAAATGAATCACGCTCTGCTAAGATTAATGAGCGCTTCAGAGTCGTTAGAATTGTACAAATGGTCTAAATGGCAATATGAAATCGCAAAAAACAAAAAAACAGTAGCACTTAAAGAAGCAAGAATGAATGGTAAAGATCCGAGATTGGGCAAAAAACATTCTTTAGAAGCAAAAGAAAAAATGAGAAAGGCAAAACTTGGAGTTAAAAGGGATCCTTCCAAAATAAGCTATCTAAAAGAAAGAAGACACACAGAAGAAACAAAACAAAAAATAAGTGCATCTTTATATGGAAGATTTTTTTCTGAAGAATCTAGAAAAAAATCTAGTGAAACACAAAAGGGAAAATCGCAAAATAAAACTGTATTAGTTTGTGATAAGTGTGGCCATGAAAATTATGCAACACAAATAAAAAGATATCACAATGATAATTGCAGATTGGCAGGATGATTGATGGCGACAAATGTCTTCTTTAACAACTATGACTATATAAACGAACAGCGACTGATTGACGATCTCGTCATTGAGTCCATTCAGATGTATGGTCTAGACACCTTTTATCTCACGCGTAGTTTACAAGCGGTGGATAACATACTCAACGAGGATGATCTTTCGATCTTTAATACAGCGTATGAGATGGAAGTATATGTTAAGAGCGTGGATGGATTTCAAGGAGAGGGCGACTTTCTTAGCAGATTCGGTCTTCAGATTCGTGATCAAGCTGTCTTTACAGTGGCTATTCGAACCTTTGAGAGAAACGTTACAAATATAAATCCAAGTATCTTAAGACCAAAAGAAGGCGATCTTATTTACTTTCCTTTAAACAACAAGTTCTTTAAGATAATGCACGTTGAACACGAGAGTGTTTTCTATCAAAGTGGTGCATTACAAGTATTCGATCTTAAGACAGAACTATTTGAATACTCGAATGAAAGATTCAATACAGGAGTAATTGATATTGATACTTTCTTTGACGCATATAAAACTTCTAACGTAACATCTCTTACAACTCTTAAGGCTAGGGATCCTATTGCTAAGAACATAGACTTTGAAGATGAAAAGACCGACATTATAGACTTCACAGAGATAGATCCGTTTAGCGAGACTATCACGAACCCAACGGATTAATCATGGCATTTGTAAATCATTTTTATAACGCTAGCACTAGAAAATATGTTGCTCTCTTTGGCATGCTGTTTAATAAGATAAGAATTACACGCAACGCTAACAATGGAACTCAAGTTCAAAGTATCATTGTTCCAATAGCATACGGACCGTTTCAGAAATTCTTAGCTAGAATTACACAAGACCCAAACTTAAGTAATCCGTCAGCAATCACTCTTCCAAGAATGTCTTTTGAAATGACAAACATGGTATACGATGGCACCAGAAAATTTTTGTCAAAACAAAAGGTTGTTAAGAATACAGATGAATCTAACGATCAAAGATTTTATGCTTGGTCTGCGGCACCGTATAATATAGACTTTTCTCTTTACATCATGACAAAATATTCAGAAGATGCTACAAAAATTGTAGAACAAATTATTCCGTTCTTTAAACCAGAATGGACGTCTACTGTTAAGTTAATAGACGGCATAGAACCAATAGACATACCGCTGATCCTAAATGGAATTACGAATGAAGAGTTATACGAAGGCGCTTTTGAAGAAAGAAGATCTGTCCTATGGACTCTTAATTTTACAATGAAAGTATGGTACTTTGGGCCAGAGCAAGCAAAACCAGTGATTAAGCTTATTGACACCGACCTATGGACCAGTTCAGATACTTCAAAGGATCCTGAAGTAGGTGTAAATGTATATCCAGGACTAAGCGCAAATGGTACGCCTGAAACTGACCCAGATCTAACTATCCCATACTCGGATATTGAATATAACGATGATTGGGGAGTTGTAAAGGTAGTCACTGAAGATCCAGAGGCAGAAGTATGAATGATGATAAATTATCAGAAGCTCTTGGCCTAAGGACATTGCTCGAAGCTAAAAAAGACGAACTCCCTGTGGTTGTCGAAGAAATAGAAGTTCTTCCTGTGCAAGTGACTGCTGAAGAAGATGATACTATACGCGACATAGAACAGGCTCGTGGAAACATTAAAAACATTATTGAACAAGGTGATGACGCTCTTAAAGAAATGATCTCTCTTGCAAAACAATCTGAGTCACCTCGAGCATTTGAGGTTGCTTCTACACTAATGAAGACTCTTCTTGACGCAAATAAAGATTTTGTTGAGATGTCGACTAAAAAGAAGTACGCGAAAGAAGAACTTATGGGTCCTAAAGAAGCGGCACAGACTAACATAACTAATAATAATCTAATACTTTCCACGGCAGATCTTCTTAAAATGATAAAGGGTGAATGATGGGCGATGGGTATCTTGGTAATATTCATTTAAAGAAAACTGGAGAACCTATAGAGTGGAGTCCAGAACTCATTCGTGAGTATCTCAAGTGTGCAGAAGATCCTGTCTATTTTGCAAAGAAGTATATTAAGATCGTTCACGTCGATCATGGTCTTATACCTCTAGATATGTACGAGTATCAGAAAGAGATCGTTGAAAAGATAACGAACAACCGTCGACTCGCTGTTCTGACCGCTCGCCAGTCCGGTAAGACTACGACTGCGGTTGCCGTGATCCTCCACTATATTCTCTTTAACGAGTTTAAGACTGTTGCGATCCTTGCAAATAAAGGTGATGCCGCAAGAGAAGTTCTTGCTCGTATAAAGCTAGCATACGAAGCTCTACCTAAGTGGCTTCAGCAGGGTATTGAGGAATGGAACAAAGGTAACATTGCATTGGAAAATGGATGCAACGTTCTTGCTGGTACAACATCTTCTTCCGCTATTCGTGGTAAGTCTGTGAACTTCCTCTATCTAGACGAAGTTGCGTTCATCGAGGGATACGACGAGTTCTTCGCGTCGGTATATCCTACCATCTCGTCGGGCGAGTCTACAAAGCTTCTCATGACCTCTACACCAAACGGATTGAACCACTTTTGGAAGACGTGTAAGGGAGCCGAAGAACAAACTAACGGTTACGAATTTGTTAAGGTTATGTGGTATGACGTTCCTGGAAGAGATGAAAAGTGGAGACAAGAAACTATCGAGTCGTTGGATCACGATGAAGAGAAGTTCAACCAGGAATATTGCTGTCAGTTCCTTGGTTCTTCAGGTACTCTCATATCCGGCGCAAAACTAAAGGATCTTGCTTACTCAATACCACTATATGCAAACGAAGGTCTATATCAATACGAAAAGCCGATTGAAAACCACATATACATAATGACGGTCGACGTATCGCGTGGTAAGGGTCTTGACTACTCTACGTTTAATATGATAGACGTTACATCCATGCCTTATAAACAGGTGTGTACCTTTAGAGATAACTATATATCTCCGGTTGACTTCGCTGCCGTCATATATAGAGTTGGAACTGCATATAACGGTGCGCTGTGTCTTACTGAAATTAATGACATCGGCGCTCAAGTATCTGACACGCTCGTCATGGATTTTGGTTATGAAAATATGCTATACACAGAGAATAATGGCCGTGAAGGAAAGAGAATTTCTAACGGCTTTGGAAAAGTAACCGACACCGGAATTAGAACTACAAAATCTGTAAAATCGGTTGGGTGTTCTATGC